AAATATACTATCAGGCGCTGGTTTAAAATCTTCCTGCCATTCCCGAATAATTGGTTCAAATATTCCAAGGTCGTCGGGAATCAAACTATCAAAAATATAAACTCGATTACTCATGCAATCATCAACACAAATTTGATTTTGATAATTGCGAACAAGTTCTTTAAAGAAATATAAATCGTCTTTGTTTTTTATAGAGACATTCAAACCATCAATATTACGTATAAAATTATAATCTGCCAACCAATAATATAATTCTTTAGCGTTGGTGTACACATATACTCTTTTTATGTTTGAATATCTCCTTTTGTAATATCGGGCAATCCGACATGGATTCGTAAACAAAAAAGGCTCTCCGCCTGTTAAGCAAAGAACCTCAGCTTCTCTTAATTCCTCATCTGTGACATAAGGAATATCGTTTATATTATATTGGTTATTACAACAATACTTACAATTTCTATTACATAATGGTGTAACCATTAAATGTATGACTTTCTTTGTCGAATCTGTTTTAGGATTTAATTCTGCCATAATTACTCCTCCTTTGTTTTACTCATATATTCATCTAAAACTACACGAGCAATTTCCGAAAATGTATTTAATTTCTTAATTCCACGATGTTTGAAATAATTATCTGCATCACGGGAATTCGTCCAATAGTAATCGGGATACATAGCTCTAACGTATCCTGCCTGCGCCGGTTTGAATAATATTTCAATACCTGGTCTAATACAAATTAGATATTTGCTATAATATGTAACATAAGGACAAAAGACTGCTAGTTTATTCATAATACGAAGATTCAAACGTTCGACCTCATCACGACTAGCAGTTATTATCAATATCTGCATAATCCATCCTCCTATCTAAAGAATAAGAGCCATATAACTGAATATATGACTCCAATGAAATCAAGACACACTAACACGCCTTGAAATACTAAGATGTTCTCAAACCATTTTGGTCCTTGATCTAAACCGATTAAAAGTTTAGTTTTAAAATCTAGCCCAGCAACAATTGCTTTGACAATAAATGTCGATAAAAAGGTTATTATAAGCAACACAATAGTCAATTTAACTCCTATCATAATATTCCTCCTTAATCTTCGTCTGTATCATCGGATTCAATAGGTAATCCAGTAATCAACTCTGAATATGGAAGCCGCTCGATCCACTTACAAAACTCTCGCCATTCGTCCAGCTTATGATCTTTTCTCCACCGGTAAATATTTGCCAGCACCTCATAATTCATCATAACATTACGAGTCTGGTTGTAACTACTCGGAAGAAGCTGAATCATCTGCCACCAATATTTTTTATTTCGGGTATCAAGAAACATTTTTCTATTTTTATTCAATCCCTCAATGACTATTTCGAGGACTCCTCGAGGATATAACTCATAATCATGAGCCGAATCTCCATCTGACATCACAATAAAAGAATTAATGAAATCGTCGCCTTCTTCGAAACCTGTCGATAACTGATCACACGAAAAATCCTCCAGCGTAAACTCTTTATCGTGAATCTTATCTATCACGTTGCTATTGTCAGAAATTACACCAATCGTATATGCCGCCGGAAGATCATCAAAATCTTTCCACCAATATAAAGGTGCGGTGATTCTCACATACACCGGCATCATTCTCATAAAGTTTCTACGGTCTGTACCAGCATTAGATAAACGCTGCATAAGTAAATAATCAGTCTTTCCAATATCAATATAATCATCAACTTCATGATCGGTTTTGACTATTGTACTATCGCTTTTCTCCCAACTATTCATAGGATTCCGCATCCCTTCAATAATAAACTCCATCTGCTCCGGACTCGCCAGAACTACGTTTTCTAATTTAATCATTTCTAATCACCATACCCTTCCAACCAAACTAAAATAATATCATCTTTTGCTTCCATTTCTTTTATGTTACGTTTTAATAGACTATCAGGTAACGGCAAGTCTTCGAGATGACAAACATTAACCACAATCGATTGAAAGCTACCATTCATTATTGCTATATTGTTTTTTGCAACAGCAAGTAAATCTTCTAATTTAATCATTTCTTCTCATCTCCTTTCTACTGTGATGCATCTTAAAATTTTTTAACCATCGTATCCATCCTCCGAAAAATGTATTTCCATTAGATCAGCAATCATTAAATATTCTTTTGCAATTTTTCCTCCACGCGTGTTTTTTACTTGATTTCTGAATTCGTCGATGGTTCCTAAAAAACATCCACAGGATACTTTTACTGTTTTGTCTTGACATCTGAAAAATGTCGTAGATCTATAACAAGTGCCGAAACCTTTGATCACGGCATAATTGATGCTCTTATCCACCTGAGCATTATCAGACACAAAAGCATCACCACACACATTAGCATCTCCACATACCCGAGCATTATCACATACCCGAGCATTATCACATACCCAAGCATCACCAGACACCTGAGCATTATCAGACACAAAAGCATCTCCATATACCCGAGCATTATCACATACCCGAGCATTATAACATACCCAAGCATTATCACATACCCAAGCATTACCAGACACCTGAGCATCACCACATACCCGAGCATTATCACATACCCGAGCATTATCACATACCCGAGCATTATCACATACCCAAGCATTACCAGACATACTAAGATTTTCCTCTTTTTCAACGAACCCACCACGAGCTCCTTTTTCTACATTTCCAAAATCAATTAGAGCCTTAATTCTATATAATTTTTTTCCTTTATATTCGATTGTTTCATTTGTTAATTCATATTTTTTCATGGTTTATCTCCTTTCTTGACTATGCATAAAAATAACTCGAATCCACTCATTAAAATGAACTCGAGTTATGACTCTATATAGCTTCAATTACATTTACTTCTCATCCTCCATTGCTTTCAATTTTGCCTGAATAGCCCCTAAAATAAACTCGACTGTTTCCCGAGTATTTTTACTTAGCTTCATATAAACCTTGTGTTCATCATATCAGTTAAAGATCTCCTGAAGATTTCCTTTATTCCAACTGAATGCCCACCAATCGCAAATCATCTCAATGATGTAATTGTATGGCATATCCAAAATAATCTCGCCTTCGTTTTGATAATCATCTCTTCTCACCCTCCATTGCTTCTTTAATCTCTCTTGAAATATCAGCGGAAATTATCTTTATCTGTCTCTCCTTCCGCTCATAATATTCTTCCTTAGATATCTCAGTCCAGTTACCCTCTTCATCGCCTTCCGGCTCTCTGAAGAATCTGTTAATCTCAATCTTCTCCCGTTTACCATCCTCTGTTTTCAGTGCATAGAACACCCCGACAGTATCAAAATCGCCGTTCTTTTTATCTGTTAAGAAATCTTCGCAATAAACTTCGATTGGTTTTCCCGGCATATATGGCATTGTTATAGGAAACATCTCATCAATAATTCTTTCAACCATTACAAAAGAATATGTATCATTGCAGTTATGAATGCTGACACAGTATGAATGGTTATTATCCTCGTACTTGACAGTTCCGTCAGCATACACGTACTTAAATAAAGAAAACATGCGTTTGCACTGATAGATACGCTCTTCTCCCTTCAAATCACTCATATCAGAAATATCACTCCATACCTCGTCAGTATCCTCAATCGGTGTTAATGGTTTACCATTTATGAGCCGATTCAATATCGCCTGAGTCATTCTAATACTGAAACCAGAATGATCGTCCTCGCATAAACTTTCAAAAGCCTTTAATGCACTTTCATAGCAGGCACATTCGTAATCAAACTCTCCTTCTTTTCTATTTGGATTTTCTGTCTTGTAGGCAATTTCAACCTCTCTTTTTGCCCAATCTAAAATATTACTCATTGTTTTTACCCTCCATTTCTTTCAACTTAGAATCAACAACGTCTTGAACAGATTTATCCTCCAGCCAAACCTGCAAATGACCATTGCATATGGATATATTCCGCACACCCCGATTCAAAATATCGGCATTCAAATATTTTTCCGCCTTCACGAGCGGTTTTGGAAGTTTTATTTCTGGACATGGGCAGTTACCATTTCCAAAAATATAAACATCGCAACTACAATGTTGTAATAAATCTCTTAATTTAATCATCTCTTTTTACCTCCTTACAATCACTACTCATACGCCCACTAGGGCTTTGTATTCTTAGCCATTTTTTAATCTGATCTAAGATGCTTACACCAGTTAAATAATGCATGATAGATTCTTCAATGTAGAAACCAAGCCATATAATAAGCACCACAACAAACCCGATTAACCACATTTCTTCTTACCTCTCTTTTTCTCAAGAACATAATTACCATAATCAGCTGGACGGATAGCGTCTTCTTTTTCATGCTTCCATTGACCGTAACCTTTACGTCCGGTTCTTATGTTTCTATCTTTCGTGTACATACTGGAAATATCATTACTCATATAACCTCTCCTTCGCTTTCCTGCTTTGCCAATCCGGTATCCAAAATGCTTCTGCACCGATTGCTACAAACCCGCTGCTCATAATGAATATCAACTCTATTCGTAAGATTTCTGCAAACAGCGCAAGGCTTTTTATCCTTTGCTAAAATATAGAAATCGCCAAATGTCTTAGTTAACTTTTTATTGAATTCATAAAAATTCATAGCCTATTCCTCCTTAATCTGAATCTCTTCGAATTTGTCTAAAAATTCACGATATAAAAGCTCCACAACATAATCAACAAGATTCTCCAAACCATGCATAATATCATAAAAATTATTAATTTCGACATAATCCATGATATGACGGTATCTGTACATTGTGCCCTTATATGTTGAAGTCACTTTAAGCATCACATATTCCTGTTCATCATCTTCCTCATGTTGAAATATTGAAAATGGAAGCTTCTCATACAACTTCTTCTCAAATAATTTAACAAACTCATTGATATTATTTCTATCTGCCATTTTATTATCTCCTTTTGAAAGAAAAGACCCGATACCTGCCGTACCGAGTCTTTGAAATATATTTACTTAACAATTGATACCAGTCCCGTTTCCATACTGAACTGATATAAGTTATATGACAATACCTTTGTATCCGGAACCTCATCATCATTTATATGTTCAATAGTGCTCCGTATTGATTCGGTCATAGAATCAGCATCGCTTCCATATATAATAATTACTTCATTAGTTGAAGATGGAACTATATAGCAACTATTGATTTCTAATTCCTCACAAAGTCCCTTTAATACCTCAGGGATAACAATCAAATTTGCTCCTCCAGTAAAAGTCTTGTTTGTGAGTACGTACATTGAACGATCAATAGGTATTAATTCCCCAATATCTTCATTCATACTTAATAATAAATCATAGATATTTCTGTTAACCACACCAAAGAACTTAATAGTATTTTCTTTAGCAATGTTATACATTTCGTCCAGATTGCTATTATCAGGAATATCATCAAATAGCACCGATGCTCTACCAGATTCGTCTATATATAATAACAATCTAAACACAATTGCCAAATCTAAAAAACGAATATGCGGACATAATTCCAGTACATCTTTATTCGCCTCATAATTTATAACTTCGAGGTAAATTGCATCTTTCCAATGTTCAACTGCGTTTTCAACATCGTATTTTTTAGTCTCAGCCTTATTTTCCTTATATATCTCGTATATCTGGTTTGCAATGTCATTGATTGCCTCCTTATTTTTGATAAATTTAATGTCAAAATAAGGCTCTAAATATATAATTGGGGAATATCTCCCCTCTCCAAAGTATAATCCCTTTCTCTTCACACCGTTATTTTTTGTAACGTCACGTACTTCCACATCGAAGCCACATAACTTAGCCACTTCATCTTTCACATCTGCACAAAACATTTTAAATAATTCTGTAAATTTTTCTGCCATAATTATTCCCTCCATAAAATATAAATTACTTTTCGAAATCACCCAACGCAATTACTGCTTTTGTATACAACGCTGCTACTTCATCTGTAAGAGATGTAATAACATTCATAAGTCGAACTAAACATCCCAAGGTTTCTAACTGTAAATGTAGCGGAAGTCGATCGAAGTTACTCACCAAATAGTTAAGTTGGTTCAGAAATACACTCAATCTTTGATTCATTTCCATTTCATTATCATTCATAATTTTAGTTCTCCTTTCACTAGCGGAACTGGATATAACGAAGCGATATCAAGCAAATAAGCACCATAATGCGATTTTTTCATTCGTTTCTCAATAACTTTCTTGCACCGCTTAGCAAATCCACGATAAATCTTTTTTCTAGTATCGATTGTGTATTTCTTTTCAGCACATGAATCCTTTATATCTTCCACTCCATAGTGCTTACGTTTCTCACAATATCTCCAGAAATCAACTTCTTTGTGTTCATACTGCATCATTCATCACCTCCTCAAATCCTCGATCTTCCAACATACGACACAAATCAACCAATAAAAGCCGGCGAATATCAAATACACCGGCCATAATGTAACTATATAAATATAATTACTATTCAATATATAAGTTCCGTCTGGAGCCTCATGGTATGCAAGCCAATAACCAATGCCGATCCAAACAGACATAACTATGATTACAAATGCCATCGCCATAAATATCATTCCTCTCATTTAAATATAAAAGAGAAAAGAGCCAGCCAAAATTAGCCGAGCCCTTTACTCTAATTAGCGACTATAATCAAACATCAATCGCCTGTATAGTTCCACAAGTTACCATAAAATTTTCGTGCTTCTTTATACTCTTCGTTGGTAATTAATCAGTCCTTCCATGCTTTACTGAAAGCTTCTGCTCTCGACATCTCCACAGAATAAGGTCTATACATACCTTTAATTATGTTATAAAGCTCACTCCATTCTCTACTTGTTTTTGCCATACTTTTAATCTCCTTTCTGACCTTTAGTCATAATAGAATATGTATTTTTAACGAAAACAAAAGACCCAGTCCTAAGACTGAGCCTCCTCTATAAAATATTCAACGGATGTTATGTTAACTTTTATTCTAGTTACATTATCTCTAGAGTTAAAACCAAATAATCTTTTTACAACGTCCCATTCTTCAATGTCGTCTTTAAACAATTTGACGTCATCTTCAAAATCTTTCGGTTCAAGAATTAATGGTTCACTAACCTCCGATTTATGATAACCAGGTGTTTCTATCTTTAACATAATTATCAACTCCTTTCATAAAGTAGCATGTTTACTTCGCGTATAATTTAGAGCGTTTTAATCCTCCTTGTACTTTTTACTTACTTTATTTCAATACCATAAGCAAGACAGCCATACCGAACATCAGTATCAATGTTTGTACCATCATAAATTATATCTTCTCCACTCATTATTATCAAGTAAATCTAACATCTCGTCGCGAATAACTTGTAGCCTATTTTCTTTTTCAGTCATACTAATCATCTCCTTTCTAACTAATAACCATTTTTATTAAGTCATCCATACTATTAATTTCTTCGAATCTACCGCTCATATTATAGTTCCACTCAGCTGCGAATTTAGAACTACAACCCTTAAACAGAACATGTGTTGGTCTTAAACCTCCTGATTTGACAATATCACCAGGACGAATCTCGATGTAGATATCTTTTTCGTCAATTTCAAATACTGTTCTATCACGCTTTGTTCTACAATTCACATGATCACATATTCCTAAAAGTAATTGATCAGAAATGCTTTTGTACATTCTAGGTATTGTAAATATGACTATATGCTTCATAACTTCCCTCCATGTGCCCATCACACCGTTGGACTTTTAAATTCTGTTATATGCTTCATGCTTAGCATAATGATCTCGATTTTTTACAATTGATACTACGTCTACAACACCTTTTAATCGTTCTGCGCCTCTGCATAAATCACTTAAAATATCACTTAGACTTACACCAGAATCATCGATATAATAATCCGGTTGTAAATGAATATCTCCAATAGCATCTCCAGTCTTATGAACGACACTCGTAACCTGAATATTTATATCTTTCACATAAATATTCGTGGTTAATCCAGGCTTCACGCTGCATAAGGTATTAAGTGCCGACTGCACCCGTTTAGCAAATACGGCTTTTTCGCATGGATCTTTTGTCAATACCAATATATGTATCATATTTTTTCTACCTCCTCTTTTGGTTTTGCTTTTCTGTGATTCATATTCCACACTCGTTTTACCTTTTCATTGTAATCAACGATTAATTCGACTGAATAAGAAAATTTCCCACATTCCTTGCATTTTCGTTTCCGAATTATTTTATTCCCTGGCGTATGTACCTGATCGCAAGACATCAGTTTACCACCACATTTACATACCATATTTACTTCTCCTCAAAATACACTGGCTTTGTTGAATGCAAATTCACTGGCTCATCTAAGCAATCATTACATGGATCCTTTACATCTTCCACTTCATAGTGCTTACATTTCTCACAATATTTCCAGAACTCAACTTCTTTATATCCATACTCCATTGTTAATCACCTCCCTATCAAAAACTCAACTGACTCGCCAAAATCTATGAAATATGAAGGATTTACACTGAAAGCATTAGCGAGTTTCATCAATTCCGTACATCTCGGAACTACCAAAGCATTTACATACTTAGATATTGTCATGATGCTTAAACCGGATTCCTTTGCTGTTTTGCGAATGCCCCATCCACGTTCATTCATCTTGTTACGTAAACGATCTGCGAATTCCTGTTGCCATCTTTCAATTGTCATATAAATATTTATACCTCCTAAAAAACAAAAGACCCGATGTTTTCACCGAGTCTTCATTCACTAATATGTGAAATATGCCAATATATATTTCTTATAATTAGCTACCACAGTTGCTGCAATCTCATCTACAATCAATCTTCCGGTTATGAGTTTGTCCGCAAAATCGTATACCTTATATTCAAACCTATCTAATTCTCTTGTCTGAATAGATATGTATAAATAATCGTATTCAACCTTACAGAATACTCTTCCTTTAATTGATTCTTTCAGTTTATCTCGCAATGCTATGGAAATTAAATATTCATAATCTCGCATATAATCACTCCTTCCTCTCATATAAGGACATGATTATTTCGTGAATGAATTACCGCACCATTTTGTTTCATTGAATTTTTTCTTCTCCTTCAATGCTTTACTTATGGCAAGATCAATCCCGCTCCTACTTTTCAAATGGTAATAATATAAATCTTTAAAT